CCCTATTTTTCATGCCAATACAGAGTAGCCTCTGGTCGGAAAGACAGCTGATCCGTCGTTGCGGAGCCCTGACGAGCCCTGAACATGTCCAGTACATAATAATCTCCCATGCCTGCTTTGCCTTCCGTAGAAAGTGTCCGTGCGGTGCTTGCTCCGCCGAGCTCGTCGTCATCATACACGAGGGTTTTGCGCATCGAATGCCACCTATTGTACTTGCGGATAAATCCGTCTTCGTTACCGGAGGCTAAGGAGACTGTTGAGTCATACTTGAGTGTGACTCTTGTGTTATCCACTTTGGCTGTCATGACGTCGTTCCAGTCTGATGTATTTTGGCCTTTGAAGAGTTTTTCAAAGAGGATGTACTGCTGACCGCCGCCGGGGTCACCGGCAATCTGGTTGACAACCCTGACCCAGCCGTTGCTGGTTTCAGTAGCGATCGCCGTTCCACTGTCGTATGTGAGACCCAATGGGCCTTTGAATGTGAAGCATATCCTGCGCCATTGCCATGGCATGCCGGTGCTGACTTGAATCTCGATGGCCTCTTTGAGACCAACCATGTAGGGGGTAGTTGATGTTCGACACGCCGCGTCGAAGACGGTGCCTCTAGTGTTGGAGCTGGTGGTTGTGTTGTCGCGCGCAGTAGCGCACCAAAGAAATGTGGCTGCTGCATTGGAAGCCTGACCTCCAGTAACAATTGCCGGTAAAGCGGTTGAGTACGTGGTGCCTCCACTCTGACTGGTCGAGGTGCTATTTGTGTACGTCAACATGGTATCCCTCTTTTTTGTTGAGGTCATGTTGAGAATCCGCTTCTTCGTGAGCTTTCCACCATACTTCTTTTTGCCATAGCTTCTTCGCCGTGGTGAATACGGCTTGCGGATTGGCCTTCTCCCCTTGTACGCCCCGCTGTACTTCGGACGGTAGCGTGAAAGATACTTTCGGCCGGCCATTTTGTTGGGACATGTCTCAGAATTGTTGGGACAATTGTTGGGGGGGACCGAAGTACTTATAGTCCGTGGGTGTCCTGTGTCCTGCTGTATAATATTAGTTTTCAGCAGGAAACAGGAAGACATGCCAAGCCTTTTCTTTTGTGCCCAACACTTTTTACTCACTTACGCTCACACCGAAGGCCGTGATGGCAAACCCCCACTGGACCCCTTTAGAATTGTTGAGGTGCTTGGAGACCTTGGAGGTGAATGCATTGTCGCACGCGAGCTTTACCCAACGGGTGACGGATTTCACTTCCATGTGTTTGTCTCTTTCGAACGGCGCTTTCGAAGTCGAAAGGCTAATGTATTCGATGTCGACGGTTACCACCCGAACGTTGAACCAAGTCGAAAGAATGCGCTTGGAGGTTATGACTATGCGACTAAGGATGGCGAAATTGTCGCTGGAGGTCTCGAACGGCCGTGCGGAATTGGCGGCAGAAGAGGCGCTAATCGAGATGAGGTTGTATGGGGCCAAATCACAACTGCGGAGACTCGCGACGAATTTTGGAGCCTTTGCGACGAATTGGATCCTAAATCTCTGGTGTGCAATTTCCCAGCCCTGCAACGATTCGCCGATTGGAGGTTTCGACCGGTCAAGGTACCCTACGTTACACCCGATGGAGTATTTGACCTTACCGACTATGAATGTCTCAACGACTGGAGAGATAACGTTTTGTTTGGGGGAAACTCAGGTAAGCAGTGGGCTGCGCCCGGCAGGGTTGGTCGGTCTAGCCCCACCTGGGCCCCTCCCAGAGGGACCCACTCCCAGGTGGTGCAGAGACACGCCCTTTTGTCCGACGTTATGCTGATTACTGATACTAGGCAGACGAAAGTCCCTCATCTTATTCGGACCTACTAGATTGGGAAAGACTACTTGGGCCAGAAGTCTAGGCAGCCATATGTACATGGGTGGATTGTTCAGTGCCAGGGAGGCACTGGACAACCATGAGGCTGACTACGCGGTGCTGGATGACATAGCAGGGGGGATAAAGTTCTTCCCTAGGTACAAGGATTGGTTGGGGTGTCAAATGCAGTTTCAATTGAAGGTGCTATACAAAGAGCCGTCTCTATTTGATTGGGGGAGACCATGCATCTGGTGCTCCAATGTGGATCCCAGAGTGGGTATGGATCCGGTTGACGTTGACTGGTTGGAAGGGAATTGTGTGTTTGTGGAGATAACCACCCCTATTTTTCATGCCAATACAGAGTAGCCTC